CATACCCTGCAGTTTATCTGTCAAATTACCGGCAGAGCCGAGAAGCTCACTGGCCTGTTTATTCAGGTCACCAAACATCTCTGTCAGCGATTCATCAACCCGTTTTAGCGAAAGCGTGAAATCAATCTTTCTGGCCGCACCATCACTGAAAAACTCGGTGCGTGTAGTCGATACTTTATCGACGATATACATCCCGAGGATATTTCCGGTTCCCTCTATCAACGGCCACGCTCTGCCTTCATTGGCCATCACCTCTACAGCCTTAAGTGAGATCCAACCGCCAGTGATAGCGGGGTATAGCGTACCAGCAAGCTGTATAGAATTTTCTCCCTCGCCAAGAAACTGATAGGCAGGTGGTTTACCCACCCGGTCATTGGACACCCAGCGATAATCTTTCGAATGCTGCATCGACTGGTAAGGCAGGGTGCGAAGTTCAAACACAAACATTCCGAGAGCAAGCATCATCGTTTAATCTCCCTCAATAGTCGTGGGTCATGTTGGCACGCTGGCGGGCGCGTTTATCGCGCTCAATCTGTTCGAGCGTGTCGCGTAGTTGTCTGTCAAGCTGATGCCCCGGCGCAACACCTTCCGGCAGATTGATGTTGTATTCGCTTTTGCTCTGGTCAATGTAAGAGCGCCCCGCCGGTGCGGTAACTGGCTGATAAGCCTGATAGCCGCCATATGTGCTGGTTGCCGGGATGTAGGAATTACCCTGTGTGGCGGCATTGGTTTTGGCGGCGGTCTGGTCGAGGCTGTCCGACTCTTTGTTGATGATGCCGAGCTTTTCGAGAAGCCAGTCGACACCGCTGCGCAGCTTGTTAAAAACATTGAGCGGAGCCATCAAGGCAGAGGCCAGTGCCTGACCAAATATGACGCCGACATTTTTGCAGCTATCAAGCGTTTCCTGCGTGGCCTTAACCGGTGCTATCAGGTCTTTAAACCACTGCCAGACGCCGCGCAGTTTCTCGCCGAGACCATCAAAAATGGGAGCCAGTGGAGCGAACATTTCCCCGACTGGGGCAAAGGCACTCATGATGCCCTCAATCACTCCCGAGAAAAATGCGCTGATGGGCTCCCAATATTTACGGATGAGTAGCGCCCCCGCCACAATCGCCGCACCGACGGCCACTATCGGCCAGGTAATCGCACCGAGCGCTGTCGCAATGGCACTACCGACGACAGTAAAGACCGTACCCAGCACGCCAGCAGCGGCGATAATGGCATTAATCCCCATGACAACCGGCCACGCAACGAGACCAATGCCGCCGATGATACCAATCAGCGCCAGCGCACCACCGGCGATGATGCCGATAGTTTCCGCTAACTCCTTGTTGTCTTTGATCCAGTCATCAAGCTTTAGCACATACCGTGTTGCTGTCTGAGTTAGCTGACGCAATGAGCTATCTTGCTGGTCGTAGAGGTCGGTACCGACGGCCTCATAAGCGGATTGAAACTCTTTGAAGTCGCCACCTAAGTTATCCTGCATGACCTTAACCAATTCCTCGGTTTTACCGTCAGAATCCTTAATTATCTTGGTCAGTTCATCCAGTTTTCCACTGGCCGCTGCGGCCATTAACACACTTGCAGCGGAACTGGCTTCCTCGCCGAATATCGTTTTCATATACTCGGCTTTTTGACCTGTACCGAGGTTGTTGCGCTTAAAGCTGGCTTGTATTTCTTTCAGGATGGTAAAGATTGGCCGTGTATTGCCTTTTTTATCCATCGTCTTAACGCCAAGCTCTTTAATGGCATCATAGGCTTTGCCAGTTGGAGCCTGCAGTCGACTTAAAACAGCTCGGCTACCAGTTCCTGCCATCGAACCTATGATTTTTGCATCGTGTAGCGCACCCAGCATCGCGGCGGTTTCTTCTAGGCTGACACCGGCATCTTTGGCAACTGGACCAACATATGTAAGTGAGTCGTTTAATCCCTCAAATGATGCCTGTGTTTTATTTATCGCCATCGATATGACATCTGCTATATGCGATGCCTTGTCATCTGCGAGCCCGAATGCCGATTTGGTGCCAATAAGCAAAGCGGCGTTTTCCTCCATAGTTTTTTTATTTTGCCAGCGACATATTCAGAATGGCCGGTGTTTGCGCCACTATGCCGTCTTTATCTGCGCCAGATTTGGCTACAATAATCTGCGCGGCGGCGGCATCATCTGCTGAGGCCGCTGAGTTATCGCCGAGCTGACGCGCCTGTTTGCGTAGAGCCTGCATTTCTGGAGACTGCTTATCGACCCCAAGCACGGCCTGCAGCTCGGAGTTTTTTTGCGCAAAGTCATAACCGGGCATCAGCAATTTAACCCCGGCCATCGTTCCCGCTGTCGCAATACCGACCCCGGCAGCACCTGCAGCGGCCATGTTACCGGCAAGCTCCTTACCCGATTTATATCGCTCTTTCACTCGGTTTAGGTGCGCCTGCTGTGCGCTGACCTTCGCCAATGCTTCACGCTGCCGGTTGAGCTGCGCCGTCGTCTCGCTGATGCGTGTTTTAAGCCCCCGCTCATCGTTTGCCAGATTGCGGGTATTGATACCGGCGGCACCCAGCTCGCGTTGCTGGCGTTTAACCGACTCGGTGAGGCTGTTGTATTTAATCTGCAGCCCCTCGGCGGCACGTTTTGCGGATTCGAGCACCTGTGCCTGCGCTCGCGTCGGGCGCTCAGTATTTTTGAATTGCGTGGCAAGCGCTTCAGCCTCGCGCTTTGCCTTCTCCAGCGACTGGCCGGTTACGGCCAGTTGAGCGCTGGTTTTGCGAAAACCGTCAATTTTCGCGGCCTGCCCGTTCAGGTCACGCAGCCCTTTTTGTGTGTCGCGAATATCGCCCGACAGGGTTTTACTCGCGGTCTGGATGGATTTAAGCGGTCGGGTCGCCTGGTCGACCGCTTTCAGCAAAACCTCAAGTCTCAGGTTATTACTCATTGTGGTGTCCGCTACGCTGCAGCGCCTTTTCGCGCCATGTGATGAGCTCGGTCAGGCTCAGGGAATAGAGCTCTGATAGCGGCCAGTGGAATATCACCGCGATATCCGCCATCAGGTCATCGGTCGACAGGTCGGGCGGGAAATCTACTCCGCCGAAGCCGGTGACAAAAAACCAATCACCTTAGCGGCCAGCGACAGCATATCGGGCAGGTTCATTGCGGTAAGCTCCTGCGCCGTAAGCGCGGGGTAGGTCATGCGTGGCAATACCTTAATCAGCGCATCGACTTCGGACTGCGCCACCGCTGCCAGACTGACACCGCGCAGGGTACCGGCGTTCGGCTCAATCAGTGTGACTTTATCTATCGTCTGACCGGCGCGCTTAATCGGCTTGTCGAGGGTCACGACGTTCGGGTTTACGGTGTCAATTTCATTGCCAGCCATATCAACAAATTCAGCGGTTTTACGTGGTGCTTTTGCCATGATGTTTTTCTCTGCTCTGAATGGGGATTAATAACCGGCCAGCAGTGCTGACCGGTCAGGGAATTACAGCCCGATTGCGCGGCGGTGCTGTTCCAGACGGTCGACGCCGTTCACCTTCTCAACCATGTTGACGGTATCGATTTCGATGACGTCGCTACCATCAATCGTGAGGCGGTAATAGGTGCATACGGTCGACAGTTTGGTCGAGGTGTTTTCACCCTGCTTATTCTCGCCGCCGTCGATTTCTTTATGACGGCCACGCATGACCACCTCGACCGCCACGATTTCGCCAGTGTCGTCACGTTGGTAAGAGCCAGCAAAACGCAACGGCACAGCGTCAGCACCCGGCGCGGCGTACTGCGCCCACAGCGCCACATCAGGCAGGCCACCGACAGACCACTCGACGGTTAACGCATCATCGTCGAGACCGAGGTCAATCGCCGCCGCACCATTCATACCGCCGCCGCGATAGTTTTCGAGCTTGCGGGTCAGCTTCGGCAGGGTCACGGATTCAACAACGCCCATGTAGCTCAGACCGTCGTTGAACATGTTCAGATATTTGAGTTTGCGGGGTAGTGCCATGTTATTTCAGGCTCCTTAGCTGTTGACCGATTCGGCCAGATTCACCAGATATTTATCGGTGATACGCTGGCGCAGGGTCAGGCTTTCCAGTGGTGGAACCGGCGTATAGTCGTAGTCGATATACAGTTTCCCGGCCTTGAGGGTTTCCTTATCGTTCGATTCCTCGTCGAACCAGCATTCACCGTCCACGATGTAGCCATTTGATTTCAGCTCGCGGAATTTGGCGTTAATGCCGTCGACAATGTCGCGGATAAGCGATGCGGTGATGGGCTTATCGACCGCCCACATGTGCGCCTCGGCCATCGTGTCGGCCAGCACCTGCGCGGTGCGGGTGTAGTTCTCAAACAGGAAAAGCGGGTCATCAGAGCAGGTGCGGTTACCCCAAAAGCGGAAGCCATCCTTACGCACCAGTGTCGTGACCCCGGCCTCGTTGAGCAGATCAGCATCGGTGCCGGATGCCTGCAAATCCCAAAAACACTGAGGCACTGATGCCGGTGACACCCTGCACGCCGACGTTAGACAGGGTTTTATGCCAGCCGACAGTCTGGTCGATGTAGGCGCGCAGGCCGAGCGCGCGAGCGGTGGCGTAGGCTGTTGCGGTGGCGTTAGTGGTGGTGTCCCATGCGAGGAAGTCAGGCCAGATGACCATTAGCTCGCGCTGACTGAAATTCTCGCGATAGGCCATCGCTTCGGAAATGGTCTTACAGCCCCATGCGCTGACATAGCCAAAGGCGCGCAGGCTGATACAGACCGACGCGAGTGCGGTTGCGACTTCCTGCGTGTCGAGACCCGGCACGCCGAGAATACGCGGCTTAACGCCGGTGACCGCTTCGGCAGTCAACAGCGCCTTGATACCGGTGTATTTACCGTTCTCATCCGTGCCGCCGATGATGTTAGAAATGGTCTGCGCTTCGGCGTCTTCTCCCGTACCTTCGGCAACGCGCACGACTACGGTGACGGGTTTTGACTGGTCGGCGATAGCCTGCAGGGAAGCAGACAGCGTGCCTTTTTTACCGGCTTTTGCAATGGCGCTCTGCACATTGGTAATCAGTACCGGCTCGTTGAGGGGAAATGTCGCGGCATCTGCATCGCTGGCCGTGCAGACCATGCCGACGATTGCGGTTGCGACCGTGGAAATGACGCGGGTACCGTCGTTAATCTCAAGCACCTGCACGCCGTGGTGAAAATCACTCATCCGGTTAACTCCGTGGTTAGTGGGCGAGTGTTATTGTCCTGGCTGGTCTGGTGAGGGGCTATTTGTCGGCGAT